CGTGATGAACCCTCTAGACCTCAAGGTACCTGCTAGATGGCGGGACCTCGGCAAACATAACCAATTTGCCCCCCTTCCTGTCAACAGTGACGGAAAAGGTCTCTATGGCGTATGCGCTGATAGTGTGGATCTGGTAACGGGTCTGCTCTATACAACTGGTTGGCTCAATCCAGATGGTCTAAAATTGAGACTTTCTCCTGCTGTTCTTTCTTTTCTCGGAAAGAATAGTTCTGTAGTAGGAGAATGTGTAGATCGTGCAGTTGTGGCTTACAGGGCAATTGTACAAGTTCTAGATAACTTCGTTCCCGAAGTTAAGAAAAGTCAAGTTCTACGTTTGAGGAAAAGTCGGTCTGATCTTTGGACCAGATTTCTTCGACTATCTCTCGAGGACAAACTTGAGAAGGAACTTAAAAGTGACTTGTGTAAGCTTATGAGCTATGGGACTAAGAAATCAACAGATAGATCATTGTCTGTTTTTTCTGGTTTTATACGTAAGTTGGTGCTCACTCGTGCTGTAAGGATGAATTGTGAGGGCGAGAGCGGTCGTAAGGCCGCTTCCTTCATCAGGAGTCTTTATGAATCTAAGCGATGCTGGAACGAGATGTCCGGCGAACTTAGGCTTCAAAGCATGAATAAACACAAGGATCTTCTAGGTACACCTTACGCGTGTTCGGAGGAGGCAAGGATATGGATCTCATCTGCGGTAGATTTAGTAATTCCACCGGGAACGCACTATAGACCTCAAGGTTTATGTGTGCCTACTTGGAGTGCGAGTTATGAGACGAGCTGTAAGGATGGGGGAAACCATTCGAGCTTACTCAGAGATGGAAAGGGGAAGTCTTTTGAATTAAATGATAGGATGGGGCAACGCAAGTTTTCGGATGAATTCGAGTACGAGTTGCTTTGTGGTGCTGATACGGAAGAGAATGATGTAAAATATCAGGCAATTCCGGAACCTGGAAAATTTCGGGTGATCACTGTGGGACGGGAGAAACTCTATAGTTCTTTTAGAGTTTTTCAACGGTTCCTTATTGATTGCTGGAAACAGACTAGTTTCAGTACTATGGATCAACATGTGCTCGGGCTCATTTGCGGACTTCGTGAAATGGAAGGAGATTACTATTATTCTGGCGACTATTCAGATGCGACGGATGGCTTGTCTTTAGAGGCGAGTATTCATTGTATCACTCGAGTCCTCGAGAATCTGGGATTGGTGAAGACGTTCCTAGGAAAACAAATAATTAGAAGTTTTTCTGGAGCACTTATTCATTATCCTGATGGATCCGAGGTACAACAGGTTAGAGGTCAGTTAATGGGACATCCCCTCTCATTTCCGCTTCTCTGTATTATTAATTTGAGTACCTATCTAAGAGCGAAGAATATCAATGTCTATGTGACGCGTCCGAAGGATAAGGCTCTTCTTAAGAAGAGACTCCAGAGGGTGATAATCAATGGTGATGATATTCTTTTTAAAGACTTTAGGGATGGAGATGCGGGTGATCAGTGGAGGTTTGCTGCTGAGGAGGTTGGACTAAAGGTCAATGAGGCTAAAACTTATGAGAGTTCTAGATGGGCTCTTATAAATTCGATCTTTGTTGATATGACAGTTGGAACGGAGATACATTACTTGCCCTTAAGTGTATGTATCGGACATAATGTGAAGAGAGGAGAGATAAATCAAACAATCGGACAAGGTGCTCAATTATGGGACCTTGCTTGTGCGTTTAAGTATGATCGAGGACGTAGGATGTGTCAACGCTTGCTTTTGAAGCAGCTTGGTCGTCTTGCCCCGAAGGTCGGTACTTTTGTTCCGAACTATTTTCTTCATAAGGATCTGGGTGGGCTAGGTCTTAGGGTGATAGATGGATGGAAGTTTGGGGTAAGCTATGAGCAAAGGAAAGTTGCGACTTATTTCCTTAGGAATCGGTTAGAATTTTCGATTAAAGAAAAGTTCTATAAGATGCCTGAGGCCGTTAGTCTCGCTCTCCAGAAACTCAAAAAACTTACTCCTCCTTCTGTTCCTTTCATCTTGGGATCAAAACCTATCTATGGACCTTTACGAGAAAATGAGGATGTTCAGTATTATCTCGAGTCTCTTCTGCCAATTGTTCTGAGGTCTACCTGTTGGGAAGTGGGTGCTGGGGAGAGCATGGATTATCTCTGCCTGAACCAGTATCGAAAGGCTTTGCGGGGGAAAGAGGAACCTCTTTCAACTTCAAAGGCACTTTCATACTTTCCAGCCCGTCTTATTTCAAGAACTTGTACGGTTGACGCCACAACACCTTTTCCGAAGAAGAAAAAAGTTCGTTCTTCCAAGGGAAAGGAATCGGTCTAGATCGTGACGAGTGGTCCGCAACGACGGTAAACTATGATGGGGTTCTATGTCTAATTATCCAAAATGGTGGTCTTTATACTGTCATTTGTTCTGCGTCCGCATTCCGGGGGTCTGGGAGGGTCATTATTTTTATTTTTCCTTTTTTTAGAGGATTAGGGAATTTTGACTACCCATCAACTCAACTGGGCGGGGATTCACTTAATTGTGCGTCTAGCAAACAGTGTAGAGGTCTTAATAGTTTCCATGCCAAGGATGGTCCGCAAGGACGATCTGGATGGCCAACAGACTGCACGGATAAGTTTTAAGAGAGAGTTAATGAGCGGTGAGGATGAAGTATTGGAGGACATGAAAGGGAACAGGACTAGGCGTAGCTTAGTATGAATGTTTCTCAGTAATCAGTTCAATATCGACTCATCGTGCTGGGGAAGAACAGTACCCAATTCAACGCGAGATCGATCTCTTAGGATAACATAGGATGAACAGTCGCACTCCGGAGGGAGTGGTATCCCATACAAAACACTCATGTCTAAAAAGATTCAAGAAAAGGGTTTGAGTCCCTACTTTTCAAAACTTGCTACTCAAATGATCATGCCGTCCTTGGCAGGAAATGGTTTGGTGCCAAGTCCAAATTCTACTCCATCACAAGTATGTGTAAGGAAGATTCGGAAAACTTTCGTTGTTCGTTCGACGACCCCTAACTTTGCCGACGGTTTTGCCGTTGCGATGTTTCCTGACCTTTACAGGCCGGGTTACATTTCAGCGTCTGCTGTCTCCCTTGTACCTTCAGTACCAGGGGCGGTAACAGTTAAAGGATCGAACAAATGGATAAACGGAGGTCCAACGATGAAGTCTGGGCACATCGAAGCTGTTGGAGGATCGGAGAATGTGGTCGCAGGAATGTCCTCGATCGCTGACTCTGGTCTGACTACTCGTCTCGGTTTTACTCTTACTCCTCTACCGGCTACTGCTTATAATATCGTTCTGAAGAACAAATCTGACGTCCCTGTGACTGTGCACACAATGTACAAAATCACTGGGGGTGCTTGGACTATTCTTCATACTGATACTTTAGCGTCTGGGAACGGAGCAAGTTTAAGACAGGGTAGTCTCCCTACGAATACGGATGCAATCGCCTACGTACCTTTCTCGGACGTGCCTTCTGGTGGGCATTTGGAATCTTCTTTTACACTGCAAAGTGGACAGTTGGTTTCAAGTGCGAACCAATCTTTAACAGCGGCTTTTGAGACGTTTATCATAGATAATGATATAAGGACCGGTCGTGTGATTTCCATGAGCCTTCTTGTGCGAAATACTTCTCCCGAAATTGCTAACGGAGGAAATGTTTGCGCAGGGCGGGTTCCTAATGATTTTCACCCGATTAACGATGTTTTCCAGAACATGTCTGTTCTTCCAGAAAATCGTCGTTACCAAGGACCAGCTTCGACTGGAGCGTATGTATCATGGATGCCTTCTCAGTTTGATGAGTTCGAGATCGACAATATCGACCAAAAGAGGATCACCTATCGAGACGCGGAATATATAATTTCGAAAATCGATGGATGGGCCCCCCCGGTTGGTACTGTTGCTTCTGCGACTATTGAATGCGATTGGATTGTTGAGTTCTTCACACCCAATCAGATTTTTGAGAAGGTCCTGACACCTCCACGAACCGAGGACTTTGAGCTTCTGTTTCATGTGTTATTATCTATGCCGGCGTCAACATGCAACCCGGAGCACACTAAACTGTTAAAGGATCTTTTGAGGAAGGGTGGCGAGTCATTGAAAAGTGGACTCCAATTTGTGGACAGGAACAAGACAACTATCAATCAAGTCTTGTCTCTTCTACTTAAACTGGCTGTCTGAATCTTACGATCAGTTCTATGACTAGCGCATATTCAAGGAGATCAACCTTGAGGGACATCAGGAGATGTCAAGGGCATACTCTACAAGCGAGATGAAGGCTGGGGAAACCCAATCAGGCATTAGTGATCTAGAGTGGAAGAGGGAACGAGCAGCATGGAAGGACAACTTCTATTTTTGTTTATTTATTTTTTGTGAAGTCGTACGACGGATGCCTTTGAATAAATGAAGATAGGACCTTTTATGTGATAGATGTAGATTGATCAGTCATCACTGTACCAAAAAGAATTCAAGCATACATGGGGGATTCACACGTTGAAGTGTGCATGCCGCTTCCTATAAATCCTTTTCAGTAAGGTTTGGAATACTTGTCTCTCTTGAGATCAAATAGTTCTGTGATGTCTACAAATATCCGTTTCTTCTTTAACGTTTGTCAGAACAACAAACGTCCCCTTCACACGTTGAAGTGTG